CAACGATATTTCCTTTTGTTTAAGAAACGGTCGCCAGAGGATATTTACCAAAAGTATCTTAAAACTGTATATAGACTTGTTGCGGGCTACACGTCGAAATCTGATGTAGTGATGGAGATCGGGGTCCGACACGATAGAGGAATATTGGGGAGGAAAATTGTTCCTCACAGTGAATATATCATGGTGGACAGGTCTCCAAAAAGGCCAGGCCTCCTCATAGATGCGGTGACAGGACTTCTTCCTCGGTGTGATGTAGTCATATCTACAGCAGTTTTTCACCATACTCCTCCAGAAGACATAGAAACTCTATTTGTCAACCTCACCAAACATACTAAAAGAGCGATTATTATATCTGGTCCTGCAGATGACATGGGAGTACCTCTCTACGGAGACCATAAGTATCACCTTAACCATAAGGGATTGGATAGGATAAGTAAACGAGCAGGTTGGTGGTTAGTGTTTAATAAAAGGATAGGATTGGAGGCTTTAACTCCTTACGAAAGTTTCTTTGTGTTTGTGAGAGGTGATGGATCATGAAGAGACCTTTCCAAAACGCTCCAATGCACGGAAGACCTTTAGCTGCGTATATAATTAATACCATTCTTCCTGGAGATAGGTTGATAGACGTAGGACCAGGAATTAAACCTTATGGACACTCTACTTATCGAACTCACTTATGTATCGAGCCCCATTGGGAGTATGCAGAAGTTCTCGCTGAAGGAGGTTATCCAGTAATGCAGACTGAGGCTGTAATAGGACTCCCTCTCCTTCGCAATTTCGAGGTTATCTTGTTCATTGATGTTATAGAACACATGACTAAGAAGGATGGAATAAAGTGTCTCAAAATGGCTAAGGAGATTGCTACGAAACAAGTGGTAGTGTTCACTCCTCTCGGTTTTATGGAGCAAGAACCGGAAGGTGATGAACCTGATCCTTGGGGATATGATGGTTGGGAGTGGCAGAGACATAAAAGTGGATGGGTTCCTGAGGACTTTGAAGGATGGGACATATCTGTAGATAAACGGTTTCATGAGAGTCACGGCGCGTTTGCTGCGGTGTTGAACAAATGATCTCAATCATCATGCCTTATTGGAATAGATTGGAGCTGTTCACACGGTCCCTCGACAGAATGGCGGAACTGTATCCAGATTATCAGCTGGAAGTAATAGTTGCTGATGATGGATCGAACTCAGCAGAGACGTGTAGGTTAAAAAGGGAATATCCTTGGCCTGTCCACATTCTCCTCATGAAGAGTAAAGAACATGCACTTAATCCTTGTGTTCCTATAAATAAAGCTGTAGATATGAGTGATGGTTACATTCTTGTCCTTACGAACCCTGAGATATTCCATCCAACGGCGATTATTGGAGATATGCTTGACGAGTTGATTGCTGCAGGACCAAGGGGATACATCCTCGCTTCAACTTGGAGTACCGATCACAACAAATGGTACTGCCACTCAACCATCACCTCAAAGAAGAACGCAGCACTGGGACGGCTGCCTCTTCCAAAGGGCTCGGGACTTCACTTCTGCTCCATGATGTATAGAAACTTCTACGATGAAATTGGTGGATTCGACGAGGCTTATCGAGATGGCCAGGGTGTTGAAGACAACGATTTCTGTTGGAAGTTGTACGAAGCTGGAGCAACCTTCCGAATGATGGATAACCTTATGGTTGAACACACTTCCACTCCAACCATCTGGCCCGAGGGTGGAATAGCCCGCAACAGTGAAATATACAAACGAAGGTGGTCCCATGTCCCAGAAGCCCTTCCATGACTCTCCAATTCTCGTTACTGGTTGCGCAAGATCAGGCACCTCTCTCGTCGCAGGAATAATCAACCTGTGTGGCGCCTTTGGAGGAGAACTCCTAGGCCCAAACTCTTGGAACCAAAAAGGTATGTTCGAGAACCTTTTCATCAGGGAGAATCTCGTCAAACCTTACCTCGACGCAATTGGTGCTGACCCCCGAGGGCAAAGGCCCCTCCCCATTGCCTCTACCTGTCCTATAGTTCAAGACTGGCACGAGATGTTTATGGACGTGATGGTGGAGCATGGGTATAAAGATGGCCCCATCTTTTACAAGGGGGCGAAGATGTGTCTCATGTGGCCAGTGTGGCATACCGCATTTCCAAAGGCTAAGTGGGTAATTACTGAAAGAGATGATGAAGGGATTATCGCTTCGTGCATGAGGACTGTTTTCATGAACACATACACTGACGAGAAGGGTTGGCAAAGTTGGATAGACCACCACAAGGAATGTTTTCAAGAAATGTATGATGCGAGGACGCCGTGGTTAGACCTTTTTGAAATAAAAACCCCTGATATTATTCAAGGTGACTTGTCAGGAGTGAAGGAAATGATACAATGGTTAGGTCTCGATTGGGACGAGGACGCGGTGAAAGAATTTATTTCCCCTGAGATTTGGCATGGAGAAAAGTTATGAGACTTTCTGTCAGAAAGGATGATCTAGGTTATATAGACCCTTTCCCGTTCGGGAAAGTTAAAATTACTCTTGACGATGCAGACGTGACAGACAAGTGCTTTACAGCAGATGAGGAACTTGGTGAAGTCTGTGTCTACAAGTTGAACAGTGACGGTCAAAGATACTTTGATCGTGAACTAAACGAAATTCCTTGTGAAACCCTCAAAGGTGACGTGAAAATTGTCTTGGACAATGGAGGAAGTGATGCCTGAGACACATCCTTCCGATCTTGAGTTTATCGCTCACGCCTTGGCAAACGTCCAAAGACTGCTAGAAAGGCTCATTAAAGAAGAGGAAAAGAAACGTCTTGGAGAAGGAACATGAATGAAGATAAAACACTACCTCAACTTATACACTCTCTTGGAGGTGTACGTGGTGGAGTAGACTTGAGTTCTTTTGTTGGGGACACCAATCTTGAAGGTTTTCCTGAACGAGAGAATTCAATTGATAAGATTGTAGACACTTTGAGAAACTGGAAAACTACTATCAAATTTAAGAAAGCTATATGACTTGGACAACTGACAACCTTCGAGAGTCAATTACCTATTGGGCACCATCTGGTGTCGATAACTTTGGCGACCCCTCTTTCGCTTCACCAGACAGCACCATCAAGGCCAAGTGGGAAGATCGAACGGAGTTATTCATAGACGCAGAGGGTAGGGAAACACGTTCTATGTCAGTAGTTTACGTTGACACTGATTTGATAACCGGGGGTTATCTTTTTCGAGGTAATTCAAACTCCTCTGACCCTTTAACTGTCACAAATGCCTTCATGATTAAGGACGTTCGTAAGATATCTGATTTTGAGAATACTACCCACGAGCGGAAGGTGATGCTGTGACCGTCCCAGCTAATGACATTGCGACTGAACTTGACGGTGCAGGTATCTCCCTCACCCTCGGAACAAATCTCTTCACAGGACCATTTCGTGAGGTGTCAGCAAGCATCCCAAAGGACTGCGTATTCGTAAAGGGCCTCCCCGGTGGCCTCCCTGAACGTACCATGGGACAAGTTGATGAAATTCGCTCTCCACTCGTATCGGTTCAAGTACGTAACACCTCCTTCAACGGTGGAGATACAAAGGTTCGAGATATACAAGAAACTTTGACAGGTGTAGTGATAGCTGGTTATCTAGATATAGCAACACAGCAATCCGAACCTCTCTATATCGGACAAGATAATGAAGGTCTCCATATGTGGAGTATGATTTACTCTCTAAAGTATATAGATATCTCCTCAGTAGTTTCCGGTATATTTAGTATAGAATTCTCTGGAGGTTACCTCTAATGGCAGATACAGAACGGTCTCTTAACGATCTCCTTACCAACCTCTTCCAAGACTCTCAACCTGCTGGGTCGATAACTCCTGGAGACGCAAGGGATTTGATTGTAAGTTTATCCCCTCCATATGGTGGGTTCTCTATCACTGCACAAGCAGCTACTACAATCTCTACTCCTGGAACAATGGTGAAGGCAGCTGGAACTACCGCTCTTACAAACGCTCGTAATTTCACTATGCCCAGTGATAATAGATTAACTTACACTGGCGTTCCAGATCGTCATATTCATATTGCGTTATCTGTATCTTTCACAACGTCAGGTACTAATGAAGATATCAGTATCGCTATTGCAAAGACTGGTGTAGTGTTAACTCATTCTAAATTGACCCGTTTTTTGGCAACTGGAATGGATCATGGCGCAACTGCCAGTCATGGTGATGTAATTCTTTCAACGAATGATTATTTAGAAATCTTTGTTACAAATGAAGACTCAACATCAGATGTAACCATCCAGCAAGGTTATATGTTCGCCATTGGGATGATTGTGTAATGAGTAGGTTTGAAACAGAATTCATCAAGCCCTTCAATCGAGAGATTGAGAATAAGGTTAAGAAACCTACCGTTGCAGTCATGAGGGACACGACAGAAGCAGTTTACACAAAAATCATGGACCTCTGGCCGACTGACACCTTCTGGAGCCAAGCAAACCATAGGATCAATCTAGGGGTAAACCCTGCAACTGATTTCCCAGTTGAACCTCCTAAACGCCCAGCAATATCAGGGGAGTTAACTGGCCAAGCAAACGAGAACGAACAAGAACAACTTTCTAAGTTGGAGGGGTTACAATTTGGAGATAGTATTATAATCGGTAATGCTGTTCCTTATGCTGCAGATGTTAGTCGTCGAAGAGGCAACGGTACTCGCATCTATGCTGAAGCAGCTGCAATCGGCATCTCCACCATCCAGAGTCGTCTCAAATAATGCTCGCAACTTTCCACGTCAAGAACTCAACTGTTGATCTTGGTGGTGTAGATATATCAGGGTTAAACAACAAGGTCGAAGTCACAATTTCTGCAAAGACTGATAACCAACCAAATGGTCGCCTTCACGGCAAAGTTGAGGTAGCTATTAGACAAAAGATGTTCCTCCGTGAAACTGACATTGACGACTTTATCAATACATGCGAGCATTCACATGGAGCTAATTATCGCTTCACTCGTGAGTGCCTCGAATATACTGTGGAGAATGCAGAGTTAACAATTTCTAAGAACTCTCCCATTGCTGGAGTAGTCCCAATAGAACTTTTTATAAGTGGGAAAGACCTTCCCATACGTAAACGAATTAATTAAGAGGAATTCAAAATGGCTAAATTTGTACTAAAGGATGCTGAAGTAATTATCAATAGTGTTGATCTGAGTGCTAGGGTCAATGCTTGTACCCTTGATATTACTCCTGATCTCCCAGAAGCTAACACGATGGGAACCTTTTTCAAGGTGAGACTTGCTGGTCTTTCCGATTGGACACTTAGCGTGACGTTTACGCAAGATTTCGCGAGTGGTTCCGTTGATGCAACCCTCTTCCCCCTCGTTGGTGCTGATACATTCACTGTTACTGTTATGGCTAACCTAACTGATGGTGTTGGAGTCACCAACCCGAGATACTCTGGTACTGCCGTCATGGGAACTTATCAACCTGTTCAGGGCACCATCGGAGACACTGCATTTGTTAATGCAACATTCCCCTCAAGTAGAACACTTACCCGCTTGACTGCGTAAACTCCTGAAAGGAACAACCATGGGCTTTGATCTTCTAGAGTTTAAGACCGATT